AGAAAGGAAAGGACGATGTCGCTGACCCACACGAGCGAAGAGGCCATTAACCAGACCGCCTCCCTGCTCGGCCGTTATGTGCCGGGCGAGGCATTGGGCGCGGTCGAGCACGACACCATCGATCGCAGCCTTGACAACGTGCTGGCCGAACTCGTCAAGATCGTGGTGATCGACAAGGAGACGATCCCCAATATTTACTTCGAAACGCTGTGCCGCCAGGTCGCGGTCTATGCGGCGGCGATGTTTTCCAATATCCCGAAGGACATGCAGGAAGTGTTGAATAATGAGCAGCGGTTACGCTATCTGGTGGCGCTATCGCCGACCTATGAAGTGCTGGCGACGAATTACTTTTAAGGCCGCGCTGTGGGCCATCGGCGGGGCGGCGCTGTTCATTGACCTGCTTTTCGTCGCTTCGATTTGTTCGGCTCGAATGGGAATTTATCCGCAATGACAGAGCACGACAGTGACTTCTGGATGGCCGAGCGCGGAATGAAAGTGCGCTTGGAAGCACAGGACCCGAGCGGGAAATGGATTGCGATCTTCCCAGCGCAGCTAGATCAGATGATCCAGCAAGGTGCTCCGGTCCGGGCCACTGAGGTCGAGTATGATGATCCCTGCTGACGTTGCCGCCGACATCAAAGCCCAATTTCCTGACGTCAAATTAATGTCGCATAAGAGCCGGTTCATATCAGGCTTTGCCGTTGAACTTGAATTGGATGGCCAGATCCAGCGCAATGGCTGGGCTATCAATAAGGATACCGACTGGCAGGACATTAAAAACAGGGCCTTGATATGGTTGACGTCCCGCTACCACTCCTGACCGCGCCGGGCCGCCTTCCCCAGGCGGCCGGTGGCCGGGTTATCAACGCCTATCCGGAGAAGCTGCCGGCCGCCGCCGGCAAGCCGCACGCCTATTGGCGCACACCCGGGTTGCGCCCCTGGGCTACTACCTCCGGCGATAATTACCGCGGCGCACTCCTGGTCGGCGGGCTGCTCTACGCCGTCATCAACAATACCGTGTATTCGTTCACCTCGCTCGGCGGCGCCGGCACCGCGCTGACGGGTGCCGTGCTGGGCACCGAACCGGTGACGATGGCGCGCAACAACAAGGCCAGTCCTGATATCGTCATCGTGGCGCCGGGCGATGCCGCTTACTGGATCAACCCGGCGGCGCCGACCGTGGTCGCGGCCTATCCGGATGTCGATGTCGGCGTGCCCAACGCGGTGGTGTTCCACAAGGGGTTTTTCATTTTCACCTATGGCGACGGGATCACGCGAGCTAGCGATGTCAATTCAACCAACATCAACACACTCAATTACGCTACCGCCGAGAGCAAGCCCGACACTCTATATCGGAGCGTTCCACTCGGAAACGGGCAGCTACTGCTATGCGGCTCTAACACCATGGAAGTCTGGGGCGGCCTCAACGAGACCGGCTACCCTTTCTCATACGTTTCCACCATCGCACGTGGCATTGTCGGCATCGATGCCATTGCCGGACACCAGGACGGCTTCGGTAAGGGTGTTTTTCTGGTTGGTGACGACTTCAAGGTTCACACTCTAGACGGTTATACCGCGACGCCGATCTCGGTGCCGGATCTGGATATCCTGATCGAGGCGGAACCGGATAAGTCCATTCTGACGGTAACGGTCTATGTCAGCCAGGGCCACGGCATGGTGGTGGTGCAGGGGCCGGACTGGGCTTGGGAATACGACACCACCTTGCAGAACTGGCACGAGCGACAGAGCCACCTGGTCAACTATTGGCGCGGCAAATTTCCGGTCGCGGCGTTCGGCACCTGGATTGCCGGTGACAAGGAAAGCGGCAACCTCGCCGAGATCGATGGCGAGACCAGGACCGAGTTCGGCAACCCGCTGCTGATCCAGCTCGAAACCGGACCGATGGGGGCGTTCCCCAACAAGATCCGGATCAACGGTATCGAACTCTATCTGACCAAAGGCGTCGGATCCGCGACCGGTGCTGATCCGCTGGAGACCGATCCGGACATCTCGATCGAAATCTCCCGTGACGGCGGCCAGACCTGGAGCAACCCGCGGGTGGTCAAGATCGGCCGGCAGTCGCTGACGGACGAGCGGGTACGGGCGGCGATCTGGGGCCAGGCCCAGAACCAAGGGGTACGGTGGCGCTTACGCGAAAGCGCGCCGTTGTCGTTCGCCTTCATGGGCATCGATATGCAGGTGGACAAGCTGATATGAAATTGGTCATTCCCGGTCAGGGCGTCCCGGTCGATACGCCACGGGGCGTCGATCCGGTCTGGTACGAGAAATTCCAGCAGCTGACGGCGTTCGCCAATCTATTCTCCGAGATCAACTTCGCGACCATGACGACTGGTCAGGTGCTGATCTGGGACGCCACGACCCGGAAATTCACGGCGGGAGCGAATTAAATGGCCGGCTTTTTTGACACGCTATTCGGCGGCGGCGCCGAAAAAGAAGCCGCTGAAAAGAACAAGGCGGCGCTGGCGCAGTACAAACCCGAGGCGCTGGGTTTTCTGCAACAGGGTTATGAGACCGGTCGCGGTGATGTCAATCAGGCGGTCGGAGCCTATTCGCCATTAGCGGCGCTAGGGACACAGTACAATAAAGCGGGCGCGCTCTATAATGACGCGCTGGGCGTCAACGGCCCGCAAGGCAATGCCGCGGCCACCAGCGCTTTTCAGGCCGGTCCCGGCTATGGTTTCCAATTCGACCAGGGCATGGACGCGCTTAACCGGCGGCGCTCGGCCGGTGGCATGTTGAACAGCGGCAATGCCGATGTCGACGCCATCAAGTTCGGCCAGGGCACCGCCAACCAGGAATACCAGAACTGGCTGGCTAATCTGCAGAAATCCGGACAAATGGGCCTGCAAGCCACCGGCGCTGCGGCGCAGGGCCAGGGCCAGGGCTTCACCAACCTCGCCAATCTCGCGCAGCAATACGGCATTAACCAGACCGGCGTCACCGGCAATGTGCTGTCCGGTACCATGGACGCCAACAAGCTGCAGGCGGCCGGCGAAGCTGCCGGCGCCAAGAACCTGTGGGGAGCCGGGTCCTCGCTACTTTCACTAGCGATGGGTCCGCTAGGTGCCGCGGGCGGCCTCGGTGGCGCGCTCGGTAGCCTGGGCAGCGGGTTAGGGTCGATGTCTAATATGGGCACGTCCGGGTCCACGGTGCTGCCGTTCGGCAAGTTCGGCTATTCGGCTTGAGCCATGGCGATCGCTCCGCTCACCATCACCCCGCAGCAAGCCTTCAGTGAGTTCGATTTCAGCCCTCTGGCGCGGCTTGGCGACCAGATGCGCCAGCAGAAGCAGGCCGACACGCTGGCCAATATGGGCGATCGTTATGGCGTGTCGCCGGCGCCTGCCGGTGTCGGCGCCGATCAATACGGCCGTGCCATTTCCGCGATCGAAAGCGGCGGGCGTTATGACGAGCTGGGACCTGTGACCAAAACCGGCGACCGCGCCTACGGCAAATATCAGGTGATGGGCGAGAACATCCCGGAATGGACCCGAGCGGCGCTGGGCCGGTCCCTGACGCCGCAGCAATACCTTAGCGATACCGCCGCGCAAGAGGCTGTTTTCAAACATCAATTTGGTCAGTACGTGCAAAAATATGGGCCATCCGGGGCGGCACGGGCCTGGTTCGCGGGCGAGGGCGGCATGAACAATCCCAACGCCAGGGATCAGCTCGGGACTTCGGTCAGTGAATATGAGCGGCGTTTCAATGCAGGGCTACGTTGATGGTCAACCCGATCCAGATCACCCAGCCGCAGGCTTATAGCGGCGGCGCGGATTTCACGCCGTTGGCCAAGCTCTATGACGTCTACAAGGCGTCGCAGCAACGGGCGATGGAAGAGGCGGCGCTTGGCCGTCTCGGTGACGACCCGACTGCCAATACACGGGCCTTGTTGACTTCCGGCGTGCCCAAACTGGCAATGGCTGGGCTTGATCAGCAACAGCAGGCCATCGTCAACGCGCGCATGGCCGAAGCCCAGAAACTGGCTCAGGGAAATTTTGGCCTTGCACAGTCACAGGAGCGGCGGGTCCAGGAAGAATATGTCAAGAAGCTAAGGGATGAAGCCGAGGCGGCCAAGCTGTTCGGCACCATCGGGGCCGCGCCCGGCGGCGCGGCGTCGTCGCCTTTCCCGGCGCCGTTGCCTGGCAGGGTGCCACAAACGGCTACACCAGGCCCACAGGCTGCCGCTGTGCCGCAGGCTCCACCGGTCATGGCTGCTGGAGACGATGGCGGCGGCGAGAGCGGCGGCGGTCCCGCCGAGACCGGGCTACCCGCCTGGGCTGATCCAGTAACGGCGCGGATCACATCCAATCTTACCTCACGCGCTCCCGCCGCCGATGTCGGGCTTTCTCGGGATCAGCTCGCCAACCTATATCGTAATCCGGTTACGCGACCGCTTGCGACAGCGATCCTGCAAAAACAGATGGATCCAGGAACTTATACTTGGCAGCAAGTCGGCGACAAACTGATCCGTACCAACAACAAGACCGGCGAGGAGAAGGTCGTGATGACCGATACCAAGCCGTACACCGTAGGCGGTTCGCTGGCGGTACCTGACGGACAAGGCGGTTTTAAATTTATTACGCCACCCGAAGCCAAACCGATCCATCAGAAAGAAGACGAGGTTATTCATATCCCTGACGGACAGGGCGGGTATAAGACGATAGGCGCCGGCAATACCAAGGCGCAACGCGAATTAGAAGGCAATACTTACAAAGCCGATCAATTAGGTCTTACCGGACGCAAGCGTGAATTTTTCCTCGCTAATGGCAAGTTGCCCACCGGCGAAGATGTCCCGCCCGGCGATCGTCGCCGGATTGATAAGCTGGATGATGTCCTGACGGCCACTGCCAGCGCAAAGCAAACCCTGACCGATATGGAGAACCTTAACGAACAGTCTTTTAAAGGCATAGGTGCAGGGGCACGGGGCTGGGTTGCCGCTAACGTTCTGCCCTCCGATACCCCGTGGGCCAAACAGGGACAGGCTACCATAGAGCTGCGGACTGAAATGACGCGAAGCGCGCTCAATCAGTTAAAGGCGATCTTTACCGGTTCGCAATCAAAAGAAGAATTGGCGGTACTGCGCAGTATACAAGGCGCGATCGATAACCCAGGAACAGTCAACAAGAACCTGTTTAAACGCGCCAGGGAAGTGCTGGACATTAAAGAACAGAGAACCGCTGCACAGCAGGAGGCGATCCGAACCGGTGAAGCGTACAAGCCGGGCGGTGGCCAGACGGCAGCACCGGCAGCACCGGCAATAACGACTGCAAAGCCTTCACTCAACGATTTCATGACCAAGGCACGCGCCGCTAATCCGGGCGCGTCCGATGGCGATCTGGCGCGGTACTGGAAACAGAAGTATGGCGGTTGATGATGGCGATCATTGATCCTTTCGATACGCCAGCCGAAGCACCAAAGGGTATTATTGATCCGTTCGAGACAACTGATACCGCACCGCCGGCGTCACGCGCATGGGCAGATGTGCCGCTAGAGGCGGTCAAGAATATCCCTTCCAGCGCCTATCATCTAGGCGAGGGCCTTGTCAAACAGGCCGTTGGCACCGCGAAGACGATGGCGCCGTACATGGTGATGGGCCCCGCGCTTGGTCCGGCGACCGCCGCCATCGACGCGGGTAAGGCGTTGTATAGCGACCCTGATATGGTGAAGCGT